CAATAATGCTATAAATGGAAGTGAACTCAGCGAATATGGTCTCCAAGCAGCGTATAGTGTATTGGGAATTTCAAGCAGAGTATACGTGGTACGTGCCGATATTGATTTAAAATCTTTGGCTCCATCTACAGCAATACCCCAGGGAACTCCCGTAGCAGGCACCTTTTGGTTAGACACCTCTAGTAAAACACAGTTTGGTGTTAACATTTGGGATTCTTCATTAAATGGCGGCACTGGCGGTTTTGTTAATACTGCGGTCAAAATAATTGATGATTCAAATATGGCAACTGCGTTTGATGGCGCAGCACCTTTCCCCTCGTTTGGCTCAATTGGTGATTATTGTATGTATATCCCTGGGGGACCCACTAGCCTTGCTGTGCGTCCTCAGCTGTATTTTAAAGCCAATAGTGGTTGGACCAAGGTATCCGCTGGTTTTAATAATGGCAAAAGCCTGCAGATTAGCGAAAATTACAACTACCCCTTGTTTAACAGTAGCACTGCTACTGGCAGCGTATGGGTTTGTGATACCCCAGTTAATAACGGAGCTAATTGGAACCTCAAATACTATAATAGCAATACTGGTCAATGGACATTGGTAAATGCTCCGCAGTATGGCAGCAGACAAGAAGCCATTGTTGGATTGGATTCAATTGGCGGCGGCGCAAATATTAAACAAAATTTAAGTTTTGTGTTATATGATTACGATGGTGTTAACAATGCAGATTTCAATTTATTATATCGAACACACACTGGCGCAACAACTGTTTCAATAACAACCAACACCGTATACACTGCGGGTGGCCAATCGTTTTTTATTAGGGAAACAGACAGTAACGGAGTGTGGGGCAATGTGATAACTATTAGTTATACCACTCTTAATGTTGCATTAGGTGGTCTAATCGCCACTGCAATATCTAGCACCCCAGGGTTGATGCACACAAAAGCCAGTTATGTAAATGGTACACTGACCGTCAGTCACGACATTGGCGGGGAAATAGAAATTGCAGATGGCTCATATTCTCCCTTATCTGCGTTGGGTTTTACTGAAGCCCGGGTTGCACTTGGTACATTTAATAACTTGTACACTGCACCATCTACTGATGTACTTGATGTCACTCAAACGCATGCTACATTCCAAGTTAGTAACTGGGCTCCTCTACGTTATCAAAGTAAATCTAGTGCTCCAAGCAGCTTGCCTAATGACGGCACTTTGTGGTTTGATAACAGATCAATAGATGTAGATATTTTATATAATTCTGGCTCAGCATGGGTTGGGTATAAAACTGCAAATGCATTTCCAAATTCTAATCCAGCAGGACCGTTTATTCAATCATCTGCACCAACTGCACAAAGCGACACTACACCACTAGTAACTGGTGACATTTGGGTTGACGTTAGTGACTCTGGAATGTATGGCCAGACAATTTATGTATATAATAGCAATAGCAAACAATGGATACTTCAAGATGTTACTGATCACACCAGTCCAACTGGTTGGGTGTTTGCAGATGCACGTTGGGGAGATAATGGCGGCAACGACACTGAAAACATGGCGTATGTTGTCCCTATTACAGATCTGTTGGTCAGCAACTACTTAGATTTTGATGCCCCAAATCCAGCGCTATTCCCAAAAGGTACAAGACTATGGAATACGCGCCGCAGCGGCAACACGGTAAAACAATACAAAGTGAACTATGTAAATATCAACTCAACTAACCCTTATGGTGTTACTCCCAATGAAACTCAGGCGTCCTATTGTCCAGATCGTTGGGTTACTGTTAGCGGTAGAAATGCCCACAACGTGGCAAATTTTGGTAGACTTGCGCAACGGTCCATGGTGGTCACTGCACTCCAAGCCGCAGTGTCTACTAACAGTGCTGCTAGGGACACGGATACATTAAATTACAATCTAATCTCAGCACCAGGGTATACAGAGCTTATAGATGAAATGGTAATATTGAACCAAGATATTGGCCAAACAGCATTTATAATTGGTGATACTCCGATGCGCTTGGAACCATCTGCTTCCGCATTAAAGGACTATGGTAATGGAAATGCAGCTGCTGTAAATGGAGAACAGGGCATAGTGACCAATGATTCTTATCTGGGAGTTTATTACCCAAGTGGAATTACTAGTGATAACTATGGCCGTAACATTGTGGTTCCGCCCAGCCATATGATGTTGAATGTTATTGTGAACAACGATAATGTCAGCTATCCATGGTTTGCACCAGCAGGCACTAATAGAGGAATTGTGCATAATGCCAGTTCAGTGGGCTATATTGATTCAGTAACTTCTGAATTCAAACCTACAAGTTTATATCAGGGACTGCGCGATGTACTGGCAACTGTGCAAATCAATCCAATTGCAACATTGCCAGGTTCTGGACTTACAGTAATGGGTCAGTATACCAAAACCAGTATATCTACTTCTTTAAATAGAATTAATGTAGCAAGATTGGTAAACTATATTAGACGACAATTAAACATACTGTCCAAACCGTTTTTGTTTGAACCCAATGACAGTCAAACACGCAATGAAATTAAACGTGTGATTGAAAGTTTAATGCATGAATTGGTAGCACAACGAGGATTGTATGATTATATTGTGGTGTGCGACACATCTAACAATACTCCCACTAGAATTGATCAAAATCAACTTTGGGTAGACATTGCTATTGAACCAGTTAAATCAGTGGAGTTTATTTTTATTCCGTTGAGATTATTAAACACCGGGGCTATTAAGTCAGGAAACTTTTCATCAACTTTTGGCGGATCAAAAAATAGTTCAACTGGTCAATAACATATAAAAAAGCACAAGGAGTAACAAATGTCAACCACATTTTCAAGTTTAAATAATTTTACAGTGCCGCTATCCGCAGCAGGTAATCAAAATCAAGGTATGTTGATGCCTAAACTAGCATACCGGTTTCGGGTAACATTGACTGGTTTTGGGTCAAGTACATTTGGAGCTGGCGGAAATCCTGCTACTGAATTAACTAAACAAGTCATTAGTGTAGATCGACCTGCACCAGAATTTGACGAAATCAAAATGGAGATCTATAACAGTGTGGTCAAATTAGCGGGCAAACATAAGTTTGCTGATATTACACTAAAATTACGTGATGATGTCAGTAATAATGTGACCAATTTAGTGGGACAGCAACTGCAAAAGCAATTTGATTTTTACAATCAAAGCAGTGCATTTAGTGGTCAAGATTATAAATTTTTCATGGGCATTGAAATATTAGATGGCGGGAATGGCGCATTTACTCCAACTGTATTAGAAGTATTCCAACTTCAAGGCTGCTGGATCAAAAAAGCCACATATAGCGGCAATGATTATGCCAAGAGCGAACCTATGGAAATTGATTTATCAATCTGCTTTGATAATGCTTATCAGACTGATGTTACCGGTAATTTACTGCCAGCCTCACAACCAGTAATTAGCCCAGCATTAACTGGCGCAACGTAATTTTCAATTACTTCAGACCAAGCCCAGATCAAATTCTGGGCTTTTTTATTGAATAAATAATCATATGGCTATAGCAACTGACAACTTTGTTGATTCGACTGGTAAGGTAATTTTTACTGGGTATCAACATGCTCGACAACTTTATCTCAGTGACAATTACAAAAATATGCCCAAAGTGGCATTTATGTATTTTGTTAAATTTAACGTAAATGCCAATGTTTCTAGTTTAACCACTGACGATTGGGACCCTAGATTTACCGCGCTATTGACCAAAAGTATAACATTACCTAAATTTAAAATTAGTACGGAAACAATAAATCAGTATAATAGAAAAACCAATATACAAACCAAAATTGCATATGAGGCAGTTACTTTAGAACTGCACGACGACCGAGGAGGCGGCACTAATGGTTTTTGGCAAAATTACTACAAATACTATTATGCAGATAGCAGGTATGGTGACAGAAGTTCTAATACGAGAGTAACCACTGCTTACGCAGATACAAAATATTCAATTAATGATTATACATACGGATTAAATACATCAATTGACCAAACTGGCGCTGGTCAGTCAAATTTTTTAGACAGTATAGATATATTTTTGTTGCATCAAAATGGTTCAAAAAATCAAAATGATTTTACCAAAATAACTTTAATTAATCCATTAATTTCCAGTTGGGATCATGATCAAGCAGATCAAACACAAGGTGCTAAAACTATGGTCAATAAAATGACCATAGTTTATGAGGATGTGATTTATGAAACTGGTAGTATAGTTAACGTAGATTCAGGAGTGACGTTATTTGAAGATCCGTCGGTATATGATAACACCCCCACACCGTTACCATCTACTGGAATACCTAATAAAACCATTGTGGAAAATGACTACGTGGGGAAAACTTACGCAAAAACTATACCCAATTTTGATCAATATCGTCAACAGAAAAAACAAAGTATATCAATTGGCCAAGTGCTGAGTTCGATTAATCAACTTAAATTATTAGTACAACAGCCAAGACAGGCATGGAACGTTTACGGTATCAATGTCAAAAATTTACTAATTGGCAGCGCCATAGGTAAAATCAGTGCTACTCAGATCAATTTAACTGCACCTGCCAATAGTGAGATGCCTCAACAGGGAACTACAAATAAAATAACCACATTTGGTACTCAAGGTCAGCAATAATGAATAATATTCCACTCAGTAACTTGCCGCTACGCCCTCAACCGTCCAACTCTGGGGTAGATGGTACTAAGCAAACCTTTAATAATTATTACCAATTTCCTTTGCAAATAAATTCAGAAACATTTAATTTGATGAAAGGGTTTTTTGAGCAAAAGGGTTTTGACAAATTGGCGGCAGAATCAATAAGCGTAACACTTATACGGCAATGTTTACAAGACAATATCAACCCGATGACTACATTGGATGGGCTTGTTCATTTGGATGGAGCTGATTTAAGTGCTCTCGCTACACAAATTTTAAATTATAATAGATTCAAAAGCAGTTACCTTGGTATTGGCACTCCGGCAAC